CCCTTTTTTTCTTTCCTTTAAAAATCAAAGCAAAACTTAAGCTTCGCAACAAAATTTAAGTTTCCTTCAAAAACACTCTTGACCAATAGTTAAAGAAATCTTAAATTTAAGTCATCGGCAGGACGCTGGTAGCCAAACGGAACAGATTGGCAGGCTCTTTAACATTGATGGGATTGTCCCGCCGAAATGCGGGAACCAAAGAGTAGTTGGCTTTGGGGTGACGTGAAGTGCAGCTGCACGACGGCAACCGGAAGATAAGCACCCGGCGCGTCACCGCCAAAGTCAATCATCGGAGGTCAACATGACAGTAGTCATTACATATCTGGCTGACGATAACGCCAGAAATCGCCGCAGAGCACGCAGACAGGCTCAACGTGAGCAGGCAATGCAAGAACAGCGACTGGCGCGAAAAATTGCGCTAAAGCTCTCTGGTTGCGTCAGAGCAGACAAAGCAGCATCACTCGGAAGCCTTTGCTGCAAGGAAGAAGATGAACGCAGTGGAAGTATTTGCCTGCCAAACGTAGCCATTTACGCGGCAGGATACCGGAAATCAAAACAACTGACGGCGAGGTAAGTGATGAATCAGACATACATTCCATCATGCTTGAGAAATCTGCCAAAGCAGAAAGCAAAGCCCCGCAAGCAAGCCATAAAGGACGCTAAGGCAGAGGTTATTGATCAAGCAATACAATTGCTCAGGGAGGAGTTAAGAAGTGGCAAGCTCGAAGGAATGATGATGCCCTATCAGCGCGGATATCTATCGGCGATTAGTAAGCTGGAAGTATTGAAGAGTGAATTATGAACTATCTGGAATTTCCGGATGGTTCATTGTTTTGGCAGCAAACCACTTATTTGAGGTGAGATATGACAAAATCATGGAGCGTACCTTTTCCTGAATCAGAAACTGAACATGATGGAATGCCTGTTTTCTGGAGATTCCAGGCGACAGTTGAAGAAGATGGAATCAAAATATTCGCACTTCAATATATAGCTTTTCATCAGACAGAGCATTATGCATGGTTGGTTCCTGCGCATTGGATTGTTAATTTTAAACCAGCACCAAATCGGTGGTTACAGGAATGGAAACAAAAGAGAAATAGATATGCAATTAAGAAAGTAGCAAAAAATGCAGAAAGATCTTTTGCATTCCCAACGAAGAAACTTGCCATTGAAAGTTTATTGCGCCGGAAGAAATACCATTTGATGAGAATCAAACAAGATTTGGCTGTTGTATCAACTCTTGTTGATGGGATGAAGAATATTGATACATCAACACCAGATATTGAATATAACTTTGAACACAACAAAGAAACAGAAAATTGGGTATTTTATTAGTACAAATAAGCACTGTGTATTCATTCCAACGAGTGAATACACGGAGCAATGTCGCTCGTAACTAAACAGGAGCCGACTTGTTCTGATTATTGGAAATCTTCTTTGCCCTCCAGTGTGAGGGCCTTTTTATATGCATACCAATAACGCTTCACTCGAGGCGTTTTCGTTATGCAATCAAACAGAAGGAGCATCCTATGCAACAGTTCGCTATTGCAGGGGCGGCATCGGTTCGCCCTTTCAACCCGATTTTATCGGTACAGCATTCACGAAAAAACATTTTAACCGGAGCAGACTTTAAACAACCAAGAATGAAAAGTTTGCTCGAAAAGCTTTGGGATATTTTGAAACAACAAGGCCGTCCATGAGTTTTACAGATAACTGGTCAGACGAAGAATTCATTCGTCAGATGAAAGAATTAATCGGTAACGAAGGAGATATTCATGTCACTTGCAACCACAGTGAAGGAGAGCAAGTTACAGAGACGCATGTACACGCAGAAAGCTCTCTGGTATCGCCATAATGGTGACCGCGAAGGAATGCGGGTATGCCTTAATTTGTCCCGAGTCGAAGTATTAAATCAGCGTTATTTTCTTGGGCCGTGTCCATTCTGAGATCAAACATATGAGCAAAGAATTTTATGCAAGGCTGGCAGCCATTCAGGAGAATCTGAACGCGCCAAAGAATCAGTACAACTCATTCGGCAAATATAAATACAGAAGCTGCGAAGACATTCTTGAAGGCGTTAAGCCGTTACTGAATGGCCTGTTTTTATCAATCAGCGATGAAGTTGTGTTGATTGGTGATCGGTATTACGTGAAAGCAACGGCAACTATTACTGATGGCGAAAACAGTCATACAGCAACCGCTCTTGCACGAGAGGAAGAAAGCAAGAAAGGAATGGATTCTGCACAAGTTACGGGCGCTACAAGCTCTTATGCACGCAAGTATTGCCTCAATGGTTTGTTCGGCATTGATGATGCGAAAGATGCAGATACCGACGAGCATAAACATCAGCAGAACGCAGCAGCAAAGCAATCAAAACCATCACCTACACCTGAACAGGTTCTAAAAGCATTCACTGACGCAGCATTGCAGAAAAAC